ACTGCTACTTACCCCTCTACTTACATTCGTGAACTCTATGTTCCCCGTGGAGCTGGTCGTAAAGATGATGTCATCTTACCACCACCCACCCTTCGCATTCCTACTATTACGAAGGAAGAACGTAGAACTTTATCAAGAGGAGAACGAAGAAAACTCAAATTTGAGAGAAAGACTAATATTGCTCTTTCCACTGGAAAGATTGAATTAGATCCTAAAATTTATCCAGCTTTGCCTAAGAAGCCGATTTATTTATCTCAAATTCCATTAGACAGTACCGTTGTCGCACTAAAGAAGGTATTGCCTAAATTAGTTTCTCCGTCTCCCACTGTCCACCGCGTTGTGTATCAAGAAGGAGTTGGATATATTGATCATCAGATCAAACCTCTAACTGCCACTTTACACGATGTACCCCCCCCCTCTACTATTACAAATATGACTACAACAAATCAAACCGGTTTTACTGTCGAACCTCAACAAAATCCAGTACCATCACAAGAAGAATTCAGAAATTTCGTTTCCGATATTCTTAAACTCGCAATTACAGGCCAAGACACTATGCCACGTGCACAGATGTTTAGCACTGTTAAGACATATTTTATGTCTGATGTTGAGAAAGAATTACAAGAAGCGAAAGAGAGCGTTCAGGAAGGTGTTTCAGAAGTTTCAGCTATGAGAAAGTTGTTGGAACGATTTGTCACCAAAACTGAAGATGGAAAGCTTATCTGGGTTGATCAACTTTTAGGAGCCGCAATGACTATTTGGCTTGCATCTCGTGCTTATTCTATCACAGATGCTGCTTTACAAATTGCTAATGCTCTTATTTTGTCTGGTTGGGTTTCTATAACCCAATGTTTTGACAAAGTTGTTACAGCCATTTCCCAGCTTCTCAATTCATTTAATGGATCCTTCGTTGGTATTGGATTCCAATCCGGAATCGGTCAAGCACTTGGTGTGCTCGCCGTGTTCATCGTAATTCCTATCATCATAAATATGGTGAAAGCTACTCCTCAACAAGAGGAAGAGATCAAAGCTCAATATTTCCGCGAATATGCTGTGAAAGGATGGGCTAGTGTTCTTGGTTCATGCAAGACTATTGTCTCTTCGTTAGAGTTCTTTTCCAAATGGTTTTGGACTGTCGCTGCTTGGATATTTTACAAGCTCGTTGGTCGCCCACTTGTTACTGATGAAGGAAAGGATTGGCTTGAAGCAGCCGCTAATTTCATGGAGGAAGTCCATAATGTTGGAAATAAATTTCAAAAACGTTCAGACATGCCTCTTGATGAAGCTGATCGAATTGTAAAACTACATCTTAAAGGCGAAGAACTTCAAAGAGAACTTACAGCTTTGGGTTACACCAAAGGAAACTTTACTGGTTTCTATAAAGCATGCGATTCTATTAAGAAAGCTGCAAAATACTGTAAAGACTTTCTCGATACTGCCGATTCTCGTTATGAACCACTATGTGTTCACTTCGTAGGAGGTCCTGCTGGAGGAAAATCCACAGGAACCTGTTACCACGCTTCTATTGTACGAGATTTTACTTTCTACAAGATTCGTGGTATTCCTTTAGAAGACATTCCTCCTTGGAATGATAACATGTATTGGGAACGTAAACTCGGAGAGAAATTTTGGGCTGGTTACGATCCTGGCAAATTTGTCGTCGGAATGGATGATTGGTTATTGAATCAAGATGTTAAATTACTAACTGAACGAGCTGAAGAGCTCATCAATTGTGTTAACACAAATAGATTCTGTCCTATCCAATCTGATAGTTCGGATAAAGGCGCCGTTCCTTTCCTATCCCCAATGGTTGTTCTTACCTCAAATCAAGAAACTCCAATGAACCCTGGGCAATTTCAAATCCAGAGTCTTGAAGCTTTTCTTGGAAGAATTGACTTTACATTTAAAGTCAAAATCAATCCCAAATTCTTGGTTGTTAATCCTTCAAATAAACGTCAAAAGATTGACGATTCTAAAGGATACAACAAAGATGCCTGGCTTTACGACCAAGTGGATTCTATTACTTTTCAAACTAT